TCGTAACGTTTCTTTTTTAATTGGCACATCGCAAGCAATCCCTTGGAGGCGGACCACCTCAATTTGGTCATTCCAACGAGACGCCGAAAAGCTGGGCACTCAGTCGTCCAGCATTTCACCTTCTTTGGGCCTATCGCCTACTTGCTGGCACGCCTGCAAACATGGCGCCCCATGCCGGAGCAAGGTAGGTACCTAAAAACAGCTACTTACAGTTTTGTGAGGCATAAACGTCAGGCGTCAGATTCATATGTTTTTCTTGACATATGTCCCACCATAAACCGCAGGCGGACTAGCCAAACCGGCAGGCTTGATGCAGTAATCTCGACTAGGCAACCAGCAGTTATCTGCCCGAAATAGCGGAGAATACGCGCGCGATGGCATTTATCACCCCACCAGCTTCTAAGGCCCGCGTTCGCCAAGCGGGAAAAGCCATCGCTGATGGGACTGCCACAACCAATGATTACGACTTGGTCGACCAATGGCGCGCCTCGCACAGCTACGTCATCAACACTTTCAACGTGTGGCTCCGACGCAAAATCGAAGCATCCGACATCGACGCGGAGTTTGCTCAGCGGTTGAAGCGACGCAACACGGTCATCGATAAGCTTAAACGCCAGAAAGAGGACGGCACGCCGCTTATCCGCGATGTTACTACAATGCAGGATTTTGCCGGCTGCCGACTGATCTTCAAGGATATCGAGGACCTTCATGCATTCAGAGATTTTCTGCTATCTCCGAAGGTTATGGAGAACGTAAATCACAAGCTTAAGCACGACGACCGAAACAAATATAACTACATCGAACACCCGAAAGCGACCGGATACAGAGGCATCCACGATGTCTTTCTGCACTACCCCCGCCCTCACCGGAAAGGGGATGAAACATCCGCACCATGGCAGGGTCTCATGGTGGAAGTGCAATACCGTACGAGGGCGCAGCACGCTTGGGCAACCGCACTTGAGATTTCCGACATTCTCGACCGCCAGCGCACAAAGTTTGGACATGGTGACGATGAACGCGGGGTGTTCTTTGCAAAGGCCAGCGAGATTATCGCGCGCCGGCATGAAAAGCTGACGCGGGCTTTTCTCGGGTGGAGCGACGAAGATCTTGAGCAGAACTTTAGCGAAATGGAGAGAAACCTCGGCATCCTCCAGCGCCTCGGTGCGATGCGGCAGTTTGATAAGTATGATCTTCTTCGGAAACACAACGTGCTGAACATCTTCCTCAACGCAGACGGGGAGTACTCTCTGAACGTTGAGGTTTTCCGCAACTCACAGGATGCCATCTCTCGCGCCAACGAGCTCGAAGAGAGCGCCGATAGCATCAACGCCGTTTACGTGACGGGCGAGCCAAAGCAATTGCGCAGCGCCTATCGAAACTACTTCAATGACCCCGTGGATTTCGTTGCACTTCTCCAGCCTCAGCTCTGAGGATGACACCCGGAGGCGGGCCACCTCAATTGGCCGAAATCAATGACTTGCCGAAAAGCTGGACACTCACCTGTCCGGCTTTTTCATTATGCTTTTTGAAAAAGTGTCCAGCCGCCCTACCCTCCGTGATGGGGAGGATTTAATATGCCAAAGATAGCTGCGCCGAAATGTTCAGCCCGCCATCCGGATCGAGATCTCAATTGCCAGGTGGCACTAGAAGGGGATTTCCTGTTGCTGGCCGATCGCGGAGCGGCCGCCGGCTGGTCGCCCGAGGAAGTGGCTGAGGCATTAATCGAGCTGGCACATAACAATTGGTTCGCGATCGATGCCAACCGTCAGATCTATGAAGAGCCCATCGGAGGCGCCGTCATTCGCGCGCGGAAGCTTCACTAGCCTCCCTAAATCTAGTCGTTGACTCTCTGCGTTAATGAGAACATTTGTAGAACAAAACTTCTCGGAAGGCATTGAGCATGAGCGACGAAACCGGCGCAGCGAAAGCCGCGAGCAGCGGCCCGTATGTCCACCTATGCGAACACCCAGGCTGCAAGAAATGGGGCGGCTTCGGCTTCGCTGTCGGCAGGGCCACCCCGAACTGGTTCTGCCACGAACATCGGCCGGAATGGAAGAAGGGCAATGCCTAAGAACGGCGCCTGGTGGCTGTCGGAGCTTGTCGCCAAGGTTCGTGTCGACTGCTCCTGCGGACTGAAGAAGCAATATGATGCCAAGGCGCTGCTGGAGCGTATCGGCGACATGCCTATGCCCTCGCTCTTGGGCAAACTGGCGCAAGCAAACGGCTGCTCGAAAACCAAGAACAACTTCAATGATCGCTGCCAACTGAAATACAGCGACGCGATGCCTTCGGAGGCCCCGCCCTCCCGATCGTACCGGCTGGCAATGCGGAGCCAGCCGGACGACCGGAAGAAATCACCTTCGCCAATCTGCCGGAGTGGTATGAGCTTTTCTGCCATTGCAAACGCTGCGGCCGGGAACGTCACCTTGATCGGCACAGCCTGGCGCGCCGGTTTGGCACGACGCAGTCTATCGTGGCCCTTGGTCGACGCATGCGCTGCAAAGTGTGCAGCAACAACAGTGGGAACGTAATCCGGGTGGGGAAGCAGAGACGGTAAATGTCCACCGCAGCGATGGAACATTGAGGCCGTGCGCGAGTTGTACGAACTCCCCAACGTATCAACTCTCCAAGGCCCCTCTTCCCCGGGGCCTATTTTTTGAGCTCGAAGACGTCGACATTGTCGACCAGTTCACGCAGCCCCTTGAACGATGGATGGCGAAGCTTCCCGTCGCTGGTGATCTCGGTGTAGGTGATTTCGGCGACAAAAGCCGGCTCGCAGAAAATTGCGTTCTTGCGCTTGAGGGTGACCGGCGGCACCTTTGCCGGCATCGCCGACAGTTGCTTGCGCAGATCGCGGGCCATCTTGTCGGTGAACCCCGTGCCGACGCCGCCGACATAGACCAGCTCGTCGCCTTGCCTTGCCGCCAGCAACAACCGTGAAATCGCGCCGGTCACCTTCGTTGATGGCTCAAACCCGACGACAACAAAGCTGTCACTCTGGATGCATTTCAGTTTGAGCCAATCGCCCTTCCGGCCAGAACGGTAGGGTGCGCGCCTGTCCTTTGCGATGATGCCTTCAAGGCCGAACTCGCAGACAGTTTCCAGAATAACCGCTCCATCGCCTTCGATCTCTTCCGACAACCGGATAACCGAGCCGCCATCTCCAATCACGTTTTCGAGGATCTGCCGGCGCTCTTGCTGTTCCATGCCGCGCAGGTCGTGGCCGTCGAAGTAGAGGAGATCGAAGGCATAAAACAGCGCCTCGTCGGCGACACGCTTGCCGCCCCGTCCGCCGAGCGCCGCCTGCAGCATGCCGAAGTTCGAGCGGCCGGCATCGTCGAGCACGACCGCCTCGCCGTCGAGGATCATGGTCGCGGGGCCGAGCGCCTTGGCTGCCGCCTCGATGGCGGCAAAACGATGCGTCCAGTCATGGCCGCCACGCGTCAGGATGCGTACGCGGCCGGCCTCGACATGCACCGCCAGGCGGTATCCGTCCCACTTGATTTCGAATGACCAGTCGCCGGCGGTCGGCACCCTCTTGGCAAGCAGTGCAAGGCATGGCTCGATGCGATCGGGCATGAGATCTAAAGACAGGCGCGGCTGGTCAGGATCGCGCGGCCTCTTCGGCTGCCCGCGCAGCACGGCGTCATCATCGAGGAGCAACTGTTTCGGGCGCTTGCCTTTGGCCATCCCTAATTTAAGGCACAGCGTGATTGAGGTGTCATCTCGCTTATAGGGTTCAATCCGGAACAAATCCGTCAGACCGGAACATTTTTTCGACGCCCGCGTTTTCTCCGTACCCCATGGACAGCTGGCAGTCCCCCCGCAGCCGTTGTCCCACTCTCCGGCCCCTTCAGCAGGGGCCGTTTCTTTTTCACACCTTTCCGATGACGACAAACACGATGCGCCGGATCGCTTCGGCAAAGCTCACGCCGAGCGCCATTGCCGCGATCCCGGTGACCCCGAGCGCGCCGATGCCCATGAGCTTCCACCGCTTGACGTCGTCGGTGACGGGCTTCATTTCCGCGACGTCCGCGCCGATCGACGTCACCGATGCCTCGACATCGCCAACGCGGTCGACGAGCTGATCCATGCGGGTGTGCACTCCGGCCCTGCTCGCTGCAGCCTTGTCTTCCGATCTTATCGCCCCCTCCTCCAATCGCTTGATTGAGTCCTGCAAGCCCCGCATGCCCGCCACCAGTTCGCCGAGCTGGCGGTGCACTGATGCATCAATATCAGCAGGTGCCATCTAGCGCCCTTCCCCGTGCCGCTCGCATTCCGCATTGGTCCAGACGCCGCCTGCGCAGAGGCCGACGACTGTCCGGTCGATTTTCCGCTGATCCGCCGACGTCGCCCCTCGCGCGCCGACCAGGTCAGTTCCGACGACCCGCCGCAGGCCCTCGACATTTGCTGGTGCGGAAGTCCCACAGCCCATCAGGGCAAGTGTCATAGTCAGCGCGAGCATCGCCCGCGGAATGTGCCGCCGCATTGTTCTGCCTCTCGAATGCGTTGGTGACTGATCGGGCGCCGTCCTCGCGAATCTCAAGAACGACCCATGTGATGGCGGCGAGCACGAGCACGCCGCCGAGGATCTTCGGCCACGCGATCATGCCGGCGCATCCTCGATTGCCTTTTTGATATCGCGAACGGCTGCGATGATCTGATGCCGCAGCATCAGGCCGGCGCCGATCGCAACAAGGCCGACGACGCCGATCGCGACCACGGTCGGCCACTCTGCGCCGGCAAGCGCCGAAACCGCCGTGCCGGTCGCCGAGGCACCCCCAAAGAGCCAACCCCAGAGGTTGGTCTTTTTCTTCACTTCCTTTTCGACGGACGGCGGCATGACAGCCTCTGTTACCGGCGCCGTTTTCACCTCCGGCTTTGCAGCCTCGCCAGGCACGAGCGCTACCAACGCCCTGTGCATCGCGGCTCGAGTCTTCGGCCCGACATCACCGTCAACGTCGAGACGATGGTCGGACTGAAACTGGAGAACGTTGTCCGGCCGATAGCCGAGCACCACGAGCGCCAGGCGCGCGAAGCGATCAATGCGATCCGCAAAGCCATTCTTGCCGCCATTGATCTTTTTCGTAATCGTCTCGACGTCGCCCTGATCGGCCCATCGGTTGAGGTCACGCATTTGCCAGTAGAATATTGGCACCAGGCCTTCCCAAGGATCTCGATTGACCGCGTCCGGATCTTCGACGAAGTCTGGGCAATCGAGCCCTTCCTTACGGCACCATTCGCGAAACGCCCGATAGTTATCCTTGCCGGTCAGCTGCGTCGCCGTGCGGCCAAGATACTTCTTGCCGTCGCCGTCACGCGCCGGCGTGTTGCCGAGATCTGTTCGGGTGTCGTACCGGTCCTGCGCCGGCGTGGGCCCCCAGATCTCGCGATCGAACCGGAAATCGGCGCTTTCGTGCCCGAGCTGGGCAAAATAGTGTACCAGGCGATGCGGCTTATCGAGCCCGAACATGTCGCCGTAGCGATCGAGCGCGACCAGAACGGATCCCAGGTTGGTGTCATTGACCGGCCCTTTCGCGGCCGAGCGGATTTGCTGCGCGGTGATGACGCTCACGGTTGAAGGCCTCATTGTTGGAGGGCATGAGTTTGTGCGCGACGGAAAGAGTTCCCGCGCGGGTGTGTTTCACAAACATCGAGTTGAGAGAGAGAATAGCGATGCGCGCCGAGCGCATCGCTCAATTTAGCGCCCCTGCCCAGATCGAAACGGCAGCCTCAAGGCGTGGTGGTCCAATGGATCAGACAGTAGACAGTCGCACCTTATTCACTGCTCAGCCCCGCTAATCCACTCTCCCACTCTAAAATCCTCGCCTTGATGGGCCAAAACGGAGGCATAGTGGATCTCCAAAGGGCGCGGTTTTGAGCTCCAAAGGGCCTTACTGATTGCTCTTGGGTCGACTTTGACCTGCAAAGTTGCGGCGATTTCCTTGCCAACACGGGTTAAAACGTACGTGTTAAAAGCGGATCTCTCGTTTTCTTTCGAAAGCTTTACTCGATAAACGAATTGATCGGAAAAAACATATGCGTAGCCGTCTTCCTGCACGTTAAAAAAGAAGTCCGTCCCGGGCCCATGTATTGCAAACAAACCAAAGTCCTGCAGCGCAAAAGATTCCTCGAATTCGAGAGCATTCTCTATAGCGGCGACTGGCAGGGAAGTGTTGACTGCGTACTTCAGCGCCTTCTCAATCAACTTTGCCATGCCATCATCAAGCGAGGAAACCACTTGCATAGTTCTAGGTGAATATGAACCCCGTCTGCGAATTTCACCCGCCAGGATTTTGGCCCAAAGGTCGCGAAATTCGTCCGAGCTTGCATCTTCAGCATACCTCTCGAACGAGTTCATCCAGTCGTCTGTCGGGCCGTCGCAATCTAGTGGCGGAGGATCAATCCTTAAATACTCAACGGTGCGCCGCGCAACGTCCTCCCTATTGCGTTGCTTCCGAGTAAGGTCTCCCACAAAGCGATCAACCGCTCGTTCAACGATCTCTGGATTCGAAGACGCAGACCTCGCAGCCGCCTCCGCGACCGCCTTCGCAACGATTGATTTTGATTCGGTCTCGTCGGCAATGGATCGAGCCTGCATCTTCAGCCAGGCCGCAGGGATCTCCGTAAATCCGGAGATGAGACGAGATATGGATTTGCCAGCGGGGCCAGCTATGACTTGTGGCAGCCCACCCTCCAAGAGTGTGCTCAGGACTCCGGCCCACGAGCTTGACGAAGGCAGTTCGCTAGAATCTTCAGACATTTGAGTTTCTCCCCAGTGCCGACGGATCATATGTCGTCATTGCGGAAGGGCAAGTTGGATGCTGTATCCATGGACACGAATTGCGACTTAGGGTTACATTCTCTTTTGGAGAGGAGGCGCTTCAAATGAGCATGCAATACCTGAGTCAGTTTGAGTCCATCGGTGACAACTGCGAATTTGGCCTAATGCAGCATGCGCATGGTATCTATGATGGAGGGCTGCTGAAGTGGTCCAAGATCAACGATGTTGAGCATCTGATCGAGCTGCTCAAGAACGACTTCCGACACGCATTTCGATATGAGAACCTCGCACCCGTCCACGACGACATGGTCATCGATTTGCGGTCCCAGATCCTGTTCCATAGCAAGCTGGGGTCGACATCGCATGGCGGCGTGCGCATTTGGAATGAACGACGTGAAAGCGATCGGCGGACGATTTTCAACAAGGAGCAAGCAAAACATAAGCACCTCCTCCGGAAGTTCCGCGACACCGCCGCCAGAGGACAGAGGATTTTCATTTTCAAATCGAACGATGGCCTCACTCAGCGGCAGGAAGAAAGGCTTCTTCTCGCCTTGCGAACACTCGGACCAGCTCGCCTCATGATCGTCGAGAAAGCGGAGAATTGCCAGGCTATAGGCCGGGTCGAATTGCTTTCCGAGGGTTTCATGAAGGGATACATCGAACGGTTTGCGCCCTATGGTGAAGCCGACAAATGCGTCCCTGGGGCTTGGGAACGCCTCTGCGAAAAGGCGCTCCGGATCGTCAATGAGCCCAACCTTTGTATGGTCGGATAATCAGCTGTGAATGTTCATCACCCCGCTCGCCGGGATCGTCCACGGCCCGCTTTGCGCATATCCGGTCACCCCGGATGAAAGCTCTACATTGTTGGCTAGAGGCCCGACTTTGTAGTTGTTGGCCGAAGGATTGATGAAGGCAATCGAAGCAGAGCCAGCCACCCCTGTGTTTGGATCTTCGGTGCGGAAATTGTTTCCGGTAATGATCGTAGCGAACTTGTATGCGCCGGAAGTATCACCGGTGGCATCGAGCAAGATGCCATGAGTCTTGTTGGCATCGAAAGAATTGGCCTCGATCACCGAGTTTTTCGCGCCGATGTTGCCAGTCTTGGTCACTGTCAAGCCGACATATTTCGAGCGCTCAAACTGGCTATTGATCCACCGGACCCCGAAGCCGCCATCATTTGAACCGATGCCTCCCGTGAAATGGCACGTATCGACAGTGCTGTCGCTCCAGTCGACATTGATCGGTCGTCCATCGCTCGCGTCCGGCAGCCGCACAAAAACGTTCTTCATCGAATTCACCCAACTGGGATCAGTCGATGTGATCTTCTGCGACCTGATGCCGTGCATCGTCAGGCTGTCGGTCTGCATACCCAGATCTTCAAGACGAAAATCAAGCATCTGCCGAAAGTAGATCATGTAACTGTAGGAGCCATCAGCCCGGAAGACAAAGCCCTTCATCTGTCCGTGACTGAGCATCAGCGCGGTATTCTTGTTGACGAAACAAGCCTGGCCGGAGCCTGTGAAATGCAAGCGGGTAGCGCCAGTCTGCCCAATGTCGACCCAGTAATCCGTTGCAGAGCGACCGCCGAGACCAATCAGTTGCTGAAAACGTCGGACCTCAAGTAGACCGTGAATGCGATATGTCTTGGCAGCACCCATGTATACGCGAAGCGAGAAATCCAGTGCATCCTGGAATGCCTGCCGATCATCCGTGCCTGTGCCATTGCCAGGGGAATCTCCCTTGGCTCCGCACATCTCGACGTATACTTCCAGTTCAGCCAGCTTGTACCAAATCGTCGCGCCACCTGAGAGTGTGATCGAAAATTTGCAACTGGACGGGATCGAAGGTTCGCTAGCAACCTTGGCGTATAATGCCCCGCCGCCGTCGGCAGCCGCGGCAAACCCAGCGGTGCGAATGAAATCAGGCGCGACCGCCGGATGATAGTTCGCGGCGGCCCAAGCCCGGCTTGGCTGCTCACTCTGCACCGATGACGCCGCAGTGATCGCTTGGTTCTTTGCGAGCTCAGCCGCAGCTTGCGCTGCCTCGGCGGCCGCCACCACCGCGCTCGACACCTGGTCGCTGATCAGTCGGAAGGTCGAGCCGCTGATGGAACCGAGAACAATCATGCCGGCAACGAGCCCGCCAGCGGCAACATCGTTGCCGCTGTTAGTCTTGACCGTTAAGGCCGCCCCGCCATTAAAGGAAACCGTGACGGGCGATGCGGTGTTCGCCTCGATGACATTCATCCTGATAAGCGCCGAGGCGTTAACCGGAACGCCAGTCGTAGCCTGGATCGCATTCGGTGTGCCGGCGCCGACATCGGTCGCGGGGATGAACGAATACGGCAGATCGCCAAGGCGTTGCCAGGATCCCGTCCCGGAGGCTCCGACCTTTCGGTAAACGCCATTGTTTCCAACGGTCGCGTCGCCCATGACCCAGGCTTGCTGATTGGCAGCATAGGTCAGGGTTGCGTCCATTGTCGCCTTATCGGGGAAGATGATGCCCCCACCAGCCTGAAACGCCAGGATCAGCCGCTCGACCTCAGTCCCCCACACCTGCGCATCGTGGTTCTCTACTTGACGCGCGTTGCCAGCCACGTCATGGGGCGCAAAGGTGTCGTTTGCCGTCTTCGTGAAAAGAGACATTCAATTCTCCGATGGATGTGGGGTGCGTGCTAGCGAGCGTTCAGATCAAGGGTCTGGAGGGTTCCAGACGGTTATCGTGTAAGTGCGGGGTGTGCCGTCACCGCCGTCGGTGGTTCTGGTCATCAGCCGCCATTGGACGGTGTGCTGGGTAATGCTCGATGAATTGCCGTAACTGTCGTTGAATGTCAGATCCTGCCCAGGACGGGCATTCTGCTCGTCTCGCGCTAACCACGCGCCGTAACCACTTCCGGTATTGACACGGCGCTCCAGTCGGATCGATGCGCAACGCAGCTCATTCGCCTCAACAGTGACATTCAGCATGCCGAGGCCAGTCGTGCCCCCAGTCGCGCCGCCAGATATCACGCCAGGCTGCCCACAAGGCGTATTGTCGACACCGGCGGTCGCGTGCAGCGATGGCGAGAAATAGCTTCCATCATCACCATTGAATATGCGCACACGGGCATCGATCTCCAATCCGAGAACATCCGCACCGACATAGGCGTAGGTGCTTTGCTCGGTCATGCCATTCCATGATCCGGGCAGCCCGCCGACATAGGCGCGGTAGTTCGCCTCGATCGTCGTGAATGCCACGGCGGGAAGGCCGTAAGCGATCCGGAGTTCCTTGGCGCCGCCAATCGGATAGGTGATCTGGACGACTGCAGTCGGCGCCGCCGGCGTCGGCAGCGTGCTTTCATACTCCATTTCCGGAATTGGCTCGGGTGCGGGCGCTTCGTCGGTTGCCGGGTTCCACGTCGGCAACAACGGCCATACTGCGAACGGCACCTCTACAGTGCCGCGACCATCATCGACCCGCGGCGGCTGAAACCGCACCTTCTCGATATCGCCAAGGTCCGGCAACTCAACCTCGCCGTAGTACACACCCCATGCAGCCAGCCCCGCCATGTTGGTGGTCGCCACACCCGTATCACCGCGTGCAAGGGCAAAACGTCGCCGCGCGATGCGCTGTGCTTGGCTGGCCGAAGGGCAAAAGGGAAGCACGACATCGTGGTATTTCGGCCCGTAGCGCGTCACCTCGTCATAAATACGCGCCCAGGCGATGCCGGTCATGTCGATGTCGGCCATCTCGTAGTTTCGCTCGGGCGAGTAATACGAGACACGGCAGATGTTCGGCCGCTCGACAGCTTCCGGACCAGACATCCAATCCAGATCAATGATATCGAGCATCCCTAGAGACAACTCGCTGACTGGGTTGTCGTCGATCAATTCGAACCAGATCTTGCCGGCTGCCGTCATGCGGATCTCGGCGCCGATCGAGGCCAGAATATCCTCCATCGTTTCCCTGCGAGCACCCTCCCACGCCCACATGCCGCCGCACCTCGATCGCTTCTCGGTTCCGGTTCTCGTGGCGACATTGACGTCAGCCTTCACCGCCTGCGTCGTGATCAGCGGCCAGTCGAAGCGGTCGGCAGTAAACGCAGGGTCTCGGCGCAGGACGTGAGCAGCATTCAGGATGCCATTTTCGTTCCAAACCCACGTTGCAACATTGTCGGGGTCTGCGCCTTCTATCCGAGGATCGTAGGTGATCGACGCACGCGCGATCCATTCCGTGTCGGGGACGCCGCCCTGATAAAGGGTCAGATATTTCGGCTCTGTCAGCCCCGGATTGAAGTAACTGATCAGAGACTGCGCAATGCCGCGTGCACGGTGCGCCGAGGTCCAGAGCGTAGGGAATGCCGCAACGAGCGCCGGCCACGCGGTTTCCGCCCCGGTCCCCTTCTTATCCTCCCACTTCATCCATGAGCCGCCGGGCGTTGCCCATGGCGGAGAAGATACTCTGCCATCCGGATCGACAGTGACTTCCCGCCCACCAACAAAATAGGCCTCGATTGCATCAATAGGCCCCTGCAGCCGGCAGACCATACGCCAGCGTGTTGAGCCATCGGTATTGCCAAAGGCTTTGAGCCCGCCAACGCGCACGCGCCCAAGCCCTTCGATGACCGAGCTTTCGCCGGATTCGAACGTATTCTTAGCGTCCGCCGCCTTGACCGTTCCCGTTGGTCTCTGACGGCCAACCAGCGACAGTCCGAGCACGGCGCCACCGACTATGACGTTGGCGGCAATCGTCGCGATAGTGCCTGCTGCCGTCGCTGCAATCGCAGTGCTGGAAAGCAGAAAGCCATGAATAGCCGTCGCAATCAGGGATACGGGGTCCGCATGGGCGTCCGCCGCCATCGCGACAAACGATGCACCACTAGCAAACAGCAATCTCAAGGAGTTCATAGAATGGCCCAGGCCTTCACGATCTGCCGTGGCGTCAGATAGATGACGCCCATTTCCGCCCGCCACGCGAAATAGCCGCCGGCGATGAATATGCCGCCCACCTGACCAAAGCGGGCGGTCTGGATGATTCCCACGTCACCGGGCTGCGGCGCGCCGCATTCCCGCAGTCCGAACTGCAAAAGAGCTTCAGACCACAGCTGCTCCAGCGAACCGGCGCAAATGATAAGGCGGTGGGCCTGCCCCTTGCTCGACCAACGCGGCAATGGCACCTCGCGCCCGTGCACGCGAGCGACCCATGACGCGGCCCAACGCGAGCAATCCGAAACACCCCAGACGCAAGCGCTATCCTGTGCCTCTTCGAGAAAGAGGCGGAGTTCCTCACCGATCTCAGGCACGAATGACCTCCTGAACCTTCACCCCGACGAAATCGAGGCCCTTGTCGCCCGGAAAACGCGCCCGCTGGTCAGCCGGATTCCACTTGCCGCCGAAGGGAAAATTCTGCGAGTGCCAGAGGCTTTCGATCGTGAACGACACCGTGCGAGCGCCGATGCCACTCCAGCGGATTTTCGGCGAGGACAGGTATCCCGGAAACATCTTTTTCAGGCCAGAAGCCCAAACCTCCTGTGTCTCCTGGTCGAAGGCGCACCAATAGATGTCGGCGAGCCTTCCCTCCATTTCCCTGCCCTGATCCTTGACCGATCGCAGGAAGTCGATGTTCACGCCGGACAGCGCGATATCCACCTTCGCCGCCTGGCCGAAACGCGGGTCTTCGACGGCATTGATCGACACCAGTTGCCCGCCGGCGGGATTAGAAACCCCGCGCCATTCGAGCCCGCCGACCGTCTTGCGCCCCACGCCATTGTGCAGCCGCCAGCGGCCCGAAGGCAGATCGAGATCCGCAAACCAAGCGCGCGCGATATGAGGCCGACGCAGGAACGCGAGGTCATCTTCCGAAAACAGGTTCGCCACGTGTCAGCGCCACCGCTGCGTCTGCGCCAGGTCCCGCTCCGCCAGCCTCCGCTCCAACCGCGCAATTGCCGTCGGATCGGCGCCGCGCGCATCGATGTTGTAAACAACCGTTACGCTAGGGGGCTTTGTCGTTGCACGCACCTTGGAAACCAACCCCGACAGCCAGCACAGAACTACTTTCATCGCCATCTCCTTCGCTTGATCAAATGCGCCTGTCAGTCCGCGAAATAGTCGCGAACGTCGTAGTCGAAGACCTCGACCAAGGTCACCGTCGCCTCATCAGCATAGCCGACGCCACGTGTCGCGCTGGCCGCATCCTCGCTCTCAAGCCGCATCGCCATGACAGGATAGAGCGTGGCAAAGTCGTCGACCGTCAGCGCCTTTCGCAACGGCGGCCAGATCCGGTACTCACCGTCGCCCCGCTCTTCCGTCACGGTGTAGAGACCGAAGTGCAACGGGAAGAAGCCGAGGTAATCACCCATGCCGAGCCGGTGGCCCCATGCCATGTCCTGCAGTCGAATGATTGAATCGTCGAACTCGGCCGGCGCGGCGAGCTTCACGTTCGGCGCAGTTAGTTCCCAATTCTGACCATTCGACCAAGGCTCTCCATTCCCCCACGGCATGCCGAACCGTTCTTGGCTCGGAGATGCGGAAAGGCCCGCTTCAAGCAGCGTCATCATGTCGGGATCGCCGAAGGGCACCCGCGTGGCATTGGCTCCGGCGTGCAGCGCCGTCACCCAGCCGCGATAGCGCCGGAACTTGGCATCTTTGGAAACCGGAAATGTGAATTGCCAACGCCATGCCCCGAAAGGCGACGCCACAGTCTGGCTGAAGTTCCCAGTCGATGTGTTCGACGAAGCACCTACAGCGCGCGGGCCAGAGAGTGGCGCCATGGCCCGAGGCGCCAGGCCGCCCGGCATGGATATCAATCGTGCCATTATGCCCTCGTGCCGCGCGTGGACGCTGTATGCTGATAGCCGGAGACCCGCTTGCTTTCCGTCCGGTCCCGCTCGGCAAGCCCGCGCTCGAGTCGAGCGATCGCCGCCTGGTCGGCGCCGCGCGCGTCGATGTGATAGACCGGCGCGTAGCTTCCGCCGCCTGTTCGCTGGCTGGGCTTCGAGATGCTGACCGTTTCGTTGGGGCTCGCGCGAAATGCGACGAGCTGGCTGTCGATGCCGCCGGCGCCGCCGACCTGAAACGATCCACCGTTGGCAAAACCGACCAGGCCGCCGAGCAACCCCTTGATCAGTCCACCCCCAAGCCCGCCACCGAAGTTCATCGTCTGTAGGAGGTTGGAGCCGATACTGCGCAGCGCATCGAGCGCAACATCGCGCCAGTCCTTCGTGCCCTTAATCGCTTCGGCAAGCGACGAACCTACACTGTCGAACATGCCGCTGATGCCATTTCCAAGGCCAGCGCCGACGGTCTTGATCCCGTCGAATGCCGAAGTGATCCCGCCGGCCACGCCGCCGGCAACGCCGACGACATCGCCCTGCAGGCTGCTCATGCCGTTTCCGAGACCCTGCATGATGTTCACGCCGATCTCGTGCATGACGCGCGACGGCGAATGGATGTCGAAGAAGCCAGTGAAGGTATCCTTGATGCCCGAGGCAATATCGGAAACACCGGTCTTGATATTCTCCCACTGCGCCTGAATACCCTGCCAAAGGCCGTCGATGATCTGCTTGCCGATCTCGATCATCTGAGCCGGCAAGGCGCGGAAGGTCGACAGGATTTGTTCGCCGAGACCGGAGAGCGCATCGGCGATCGCTGTTCGCATCTCCTGAAACTTCTGGATCACCAGCGTCAGCGCCTGCGTATGCAGCTCGATGAAGGCAGCGGTGATCTTTTTCACCCACTCCCAGCCTGCCTGTATCTCCGGCCAAAAGGCGACGACCGCCGCCGTCAAGGCTGTGATACCTGCGACGGTCAGCGCGATCGGCGCGCCAATTGCCGCAATACCGGCGACGACCAGACCAAGCGGCACGGCCAACGCGGCAAAACCCACCGTCAGGCCTGCGAGCACACTAATAAACGTCTGTGTCTGCGGCGAGAGATTGCGAAACGCTTCCGAGACACCGACCATGAACTCGCTCACGCGGGCAAGGGTCGGCGCGAGCGCGCCGGCGATCTGCGTCACTAGGCCGGAAAGCGTCGCCTGCAGCCGGCTGATGTTGTCGTTGAACTCTTCCGCCGCCTTGCCGGTCTCGGCCGTGATTGTCAGGCCCAGCGCCTGCGCCTCGTCGGTCATTTCCTTGAGGCCGGCCGCCCCGCCGTTCAAGAGCGGGATCAGGTCAAGCCCGGATTTTCCGAACAGCTGCACAGCAAGGGCTGTCTTCTGCGCCCCATCTTCCATCGCGGCGAACTTGTCCGCGACATCGAGCAAAACAGCCGACGACGAACGCAAGGTGCCGTCGGCATTGGTTGCGGAGACGCCGAGCTGCGTGAACAGCTCGGCCGCCGCCTTGCTGCCACCAGCAGCCGACGCCATGTTCGTCGAGAGCTTCTTAAAACCGTTGCCGACGCCCTCGATGGAAACGCCCGATAGATCAGCCGCATATTTCAGGCGCGACAGTTCCTCGATCGGCACGCCGATTTTCGCAGCGAGCTTACTCATATCGTCGGCTTCGTCGATCGCACCCTTGAGCGCGACCCCGATGGCAGCACCTGCCGTCGCGGCGGCAGCGCTGGCCGCCATCAGTCCCTTCTTCAGCGCCGGTGCAAACTTCGCCAGCCTCGACTGTGCCTGCGAGATACCCTTGTCGAAGGCAGCCGAATCCAGCCCGAGCACCGCTCGAAGCGCACCGATGACAGCATTCATGGAGAGACCTATTTGCGCTTGACCCAGCCCGAGACCTTGGCAAGCACATCACGCCAGTCCGGCTGCGATTTTGCCTGTTTAGTTTCGGAGATCAGGATCTTGTCCAGTTTCTGGAAGTCTTTGGCCTTCTGCGGCGCATAGGCCGAAAGGCGAGCCGTGTACCAGGCGGCAGTGATCAGCTCATTCAATCTGTGGCGCCGGTGGGCCGCCGCTCCGCGAATGATGATATCGATCTCGCGAAGCGTCAGGCTCCAGAAGTTGACCGGATTTTGGCCCACCTCGACCCACTCTTCGAGCAGCGAGCCCCAGTCTAGCGCTTTGCCGCTGCTCTTTTCGGCTTTCCCGGGGTGCCCTTCACCTCCGGCATTCCCGCTTGAACGATCTCGGCGATGAGTAGTCCAGCACCCTCCAACCCGAGAGCACTCATCAACTCGCCTGCATCGCGCAATGTTGCGTCCGGAACCTTATAGGTGAGGGCCGCACGGAACATCGTGCGGAACATTGAGATGTCGACCTCTTCCGTTGCGACCACTCGTTCAAGGTCTTTGAGGATAGCGCCTGTGGACTTGCCGAGATCAGCCTCCAGCTCGCACCACTCATTGGCTCCCAAGCGGAAGCTGTAGGACTCTCCGTCGATTTCGCGGGTGACGATCCCCCTAACATTATTGGTCATGGCAGATCCTTAAGCCACGACCGCAGCGGTTGCGACGGTCTCTACCATCGTGTCGAAGCTGTCGTTGAAGCCGGTCACTTCGCAGGTGATGATATCGCCGATGTCCCCCGTGACCGGCACATAGGAGAGACCGGTTGCGCCAACGATGTCAGTGCCCGCTGCTTGCCATTGGTATTCGAAGCGCATGGCACCGGCCCAAATCCCGGTGTCGACGGTCAACGGAGCGCCAACCTTGGCCGTGCCGCCAATCACGGGTGCGCGAATGTTGCGCGGCGCGGCCGGGTCGGTGAGGATCGGCTCGCCAGAAACCTTGAAGCTCACCGTCGCCGTCATCTTGTCGTCGGTCGGCGCGGACTTTTCGTAGGACTGCCGGCTGCCGACAAACAGCAGCTGCACGCCGTTCGGGAAAGTGACACGGCACCATTTGCGCTTACCCTTGGCCGCGATCAACGCCTTATCCGAAGCCGAACCGGGAACGTAATTCATCTCGAACCCGGCCTCGCCGGGATCGGTGAGACCCTCGACGAATTCACGCGTCCTGTTCGGGCTCTGCATGTGGGTGGCGTCAACCTGGTCGGTTTCTTCCGAAGGAAGGGTGACGTCATAGATCTCGTCGAGATAGGTCATCGCCGTCGGCGTGGCGATATCCGCCATTTCGAAGGCAATGCCATAGCCAATAGATGCGTTGGTGTCAGTCATGGTGGGCTCCTCTAGAGCTTGGAGTGCCAGATGATGATGTCGGCGGACCGCCGGAACAGCCGCTTCACATCGGTTTCAGTTGGGAGATCTCGGGCCGCATCGACAAAACCGGCTTGCAACCGCGTGCCGGCCACTTCGCCGCGGTATCCCGAAAGCAGCGCAATCACGGCGTCGGAAAGATTCTTGGTCGCGAGGTACTTTTCGCCATAAGAGTCCGCTTGCACTCGCGCATCGACGAGGCCGGATGGTCCCTGCGCATGGTAGTCTGGGCGTCCCCCGATAACCTGCAGCACGAGGTAGGGTGCCCGCTCACCTTGGGGCGCCCTGCCCCAATGAACTCGGTCACCCACAAGTTGCTTCACGCGCGCGTCGGCGAGCAACAGCGCCGTCAATGCCTCTTCCATGGCTCAGCCGCCCATCTTTCTCGCGTCGCGGGCAGCTTTACGCGCCGCGCGCGTCGCCGCCTTACCGATCTCGATCGTCAATTCATCGCGGATGGTCTCCAGCGCCTGCGATTTACCGGCATCCCATGCGGGCCGAGCAAACGGCTGCGCCACGTGATGCTCGGTACCGAATTCCTGTAGGTGCGCTTGCGGCACACCGCCGGCGCCGACGAACACCTCGACCGGGCTTTCTCGCTTGTTCGCTTTCGATTGGCGCTTGGTTAGCTTTGTGCCGACGCCGATCGAGGATTTGAGGTCATTGCCGCCTGTATCCGGATCGTCTGGCGCACGGGCGCGCATATCTTCGGCAATCGGTTCCGCCGCCTTCATGAGAACGCGCCGGGCGACATTCTTCGCCGTCGCGACCTTCAACTGCTGCAGCGCCTTGTCTAGTTCACGGAACCCTTCGACTTTGACCTTGATCGCCATCAATCCGCCCTCGCGACACAATCGAACTCACTGACGACGCGTCGGCCGAGCTCGCGGATATCGCGAATGTCCCAGGTGCGCCCGTCATAGGAAATGCGATCCTCGATCGTGAGTTCGCGGCGGTATCTGATGTGAAACGTCATCGTCGCGGAGCCGGTCAGCTGCTGCGCCTCGAACCGCTCGTCGCCCCGATTCGGCCGTGCCTGCGCCCAAACTGTCGCGACCGCGACCCAATCCATGAGCGCCTCGTTAAGCTCATTCCGCCCGATCTCCTGAAGGCGGAGAATCTTGACACGTCGATCCATTTTCCCGGCGCGCATGTCAGACACCCACGCGACGATATGGAGCCAACAACCGATCGACTGCGACGCTGGCTGGCAACGATGCGACCGAAACGCCGATCACGGTCTCTTCGCGGTTTTCGTACCAGGCGCCGACAGAGAGAAGGATCGCCTGCTGTATCGGCAAAGGCACGACCTCGCTGCCAACGGAGTAGGTTACCGACACGGCCGCACTCTCATAGAGATTTCCCGGATGGGAGAAGGCGTTGCGGAAGCGCACGACGCTGCGCCCGCCCGCATCCGTCGCCAGCGAGTATTCACTGCCGGCAACCGTCGAAATCTGCCCATCGCTATCGCGCCAGGTGACGGACCCGACAGCACTTGCCGGAGCCAGGGCCAACGGCAGGCAACGGGCGAACCCGTCGAAATCCTGCCGCCAGACCTGCGTTTTCAGGCACCGCCCCAGGATGCCGGTCCAGCCGTCGAGATGCTCGGTCGCGGCCAGGATGTACGCGCCGAGCAGCTGCTGGACCTCTGCCAGCCCGACGGTATCGTCTTCGTCGATTGTGATACGGCAATGCCGCATCGCTTCCTCGATCGAAACCGGAAAATCCGCCGGCGGCGTGACAAGAACGGGACGGTACATTGCTTACTCGCTGGGCTTGGATGCTGCCGCGATGACGGCGACGATATCGGCCTTCTTGGTGGCTGCGCCGAGGTCGAGGGCAAGTGCGGCAGCATGTGCCTTCAGCTGATCGACCGTCATCTTTTCAAGATCGGCGTCGGGCCTACTGCCGGCGCCGCTATCTTCGATGACGGAAACCTCATCGGCCCAATCGTTTTCGATCGCCACCGCAGCGAGGTTGCCCTCGACGGTATCGCCCACCTCAAAGTTTCGCGGATGCACGAGCCCATCGGGCACGCCAGGGAATGCTACTTTCACCTTCGCAAGCATGGCTTACTCTCCGGAGATGTGGGCGGCTCTCGCCGCCCGTTGCGATCAGATCTGGTCGGCCTGCGGATTGTCCGAGCCGTTGCCCTTGATCAGGAAGATGCCGAGCGGAGTGCCGGCGCCGTGTGTGCCGCTGAAATCGGCGAGCAGCTTGAGCCATCGCTTGCCGCCCTTGTAGCCGACGCGATAGGCGGCAGCTGCGGCATGAGCCGCGACCAGCGCCTTGATGATGCCACCGCTACCAACGGCATCGACACCGAGCACGTCATCGATATCGACGGCGGTGTAATCACCGGCGTCCGGCGCCGAGCCGTCGGCCTTGTCGTCGGCATGGGTGAGCTTGAATTCGATCTTGTTGGTGGCATCGAAGGTGATACCGCCGATACCGACGCCGAGCAGGATGACGGCCGACTCATAACCCTTAAGGTCGAGCGCGGCGGGCGTATTGTCAGCACTCAGCGCGGCCATGATGATAGGCGTCGAGAAGAGTTTGGAATGCAGGTCTCTCATGGGACCGATCCTTTCGAATTGCAAAATGGGAAAAGCTCGGCGCTGGTGCGCCGAGCAGTGATTCGAGGTCGCGGGCTTAGCTTGCCGCCACCTTCATCAGCTTGATTGCTTCGAAATTCGCCACACCGCCACCGACACGCTTCGTCGTGTAGAAGTGGATCTTCGGCTTGTTGGTGTAGGGATCGCGCAGCACGCGGATACCGAGCCGATCGAGGATCAGGTAACCGCGCTTGAAATCACCGAATGCAACAGGGAAAGATCCGGCGCCGAGCGCCGGCATGTTGTCGTCAGTGTTCACCGGCTTTTCGAGAATGGTCGCGACGCCGGCGGCGGTATCGGGCGCCCGCCACAGATAGTTGCCCTGCCCATCCTTGAACTTGCGGATCTCTTCCATGACGCCATCCGACGTCAGCCAGGAAGCGTTGTTTCGCATGCCCTGCTTGAGGCTATAATAGAGCTTGATGAACGCATCCGCCGGGTTAGTCGCCGCAAAGCCTGCGGCGCCGGCCGTCACGGTGAAGCCGAGCTTGCCCCATTTCCAGTTCGCGTTGGCAACGGTGTCGTAGGCGAGGATGCCGCGCGGACGTTTGGAACCGCTGCCCGAGATGAAGGCGGCGCCTTCCAGCTCCGCAAAAGTCGTCTGTACTTCGTCGGCAAGCCAGGCAGCGATATCGATGATGCCATCATCCAGCATCGTCTGGGTCGTCGCCGGGTTGGCGTACATTTCCATCACGGTGAAGACGAGTTCACGAAGTGTCGGCGTTACCGTTTCCGGGCGCTGTTCTTCTTCTCCAACCCAGCCAGCGCCGGCGCCACCCATGCTGACAAACTTCTTGTACTCGCTGGTGCCGATCGGCATCACGGTCGCGAGCTGGCGCATGACGGAAACAACTCCGAGCACGCGATCGATGGTCTTCTCGGTCTCGGTCGGAACCAGGAAGCCGCCGTCGGGATCGGACTGCGTCGTCAACGCCGCCTTCACTTCCAGATCCGAGAGACCATTGTCGACGCCGCGACGGAACCATTTGTTGAAGGCTTCGGCATGTTCTTTCTTCGCGGGGTCGGAAGCGTCACCGCCACCGCCGCCGATCTTCAGTGCCGCAACGAGGGCGTTGCAGTCGTCAAGCGCCTTTGTCAGGGTCGAGATCTCGGCATTGATCTTCGCTACCTGCTCGGCCTGGACGACATCGGCGAACTTCGCTTTGATGCCCTTCAGTTCTTCCTCGTGCGAGGCCTTGAATGCCTCGACGGTTTTCTTCAGTTCCTCGAAAATTGCCGGCGCATTGCTGGCATCTGCGCGCACGCCGACGAGGCCGCGCGCGCGGCTGTTCATAACCATGTTCATGGATGTCTCCTAGAGTTTGAAAAGCTCAACAAGCTGCCGGGCGGCAGCTTCGTGTTTGCCTGCATCACGCGCGGCGGGTTTGCGGCTTGCATCACGCGGGGCCGCCGAAGCACCAAGTTCATTTAGAAGCTCGGAACGCTTGTCTCGGGAGAAGCCAGCGCGTGCGAGCGCGGCCTCAGTCTGACGGCGGGCCATCAGCCCACGGTCCGTGTTCTTGGCATCGCCCGAACTCGCCTCGACAGTGTTGTCGACGATGTCCGCGAAACCTTTCTCGACGGCATCGGACGGACCCATGAACGTTTCAGCGTCCATAAGCTTCTCGATGTCCTTTCGGTTCATGCCGGTGCGGGCCTCGTAGATGTCGGCTATGGCCGCATCAAACCCGTCGAACAACTTCGCGGCCTCGCGCATGTCATGACGATTTCCAACGACGACGCCCCATGCGTTGTGCACCATAATGAAGGTGCCTAACCCCATCCGGATCTCGTCGGCCGCCATCGCAATGATAGAGGCCGCAGATGCAGCCCAGCCCAGCACTTCGACGGTAACCTTTGCTGGGTGGCTACGCAGCAGATTGTAGATCGCAATCCCCTCAAACATGTCGCCGCCGGGGGAATTGATTTTCACCGTGACCTCGCGATCGCCGATAGTACGCAGCGCGGCGGCGATCCGCTTGGCAGTTACGCCGCCGCCGGTCCACCAATCCTCGCCGATCACCTCGAACATCGAGATGGTGTTGTCCTCATCGCCGGCAGCAGCCATCGGCATTTCCGCCCACTTGGCGAGAACATCGGAAGGCGCATCCCACTGAAAGTTCTGCGGACGCTGAAACGTCTTCGCTTCAGGCAGTTTTCTGAGGGTCATTTTTCGCTCCAGCGGGTTGATTTGCACGTTCCGGGATCACGTCGAACCCGTCGACCTTCGGCAGTTCGGAAAGGGTTCGGACTTCGTTGACCCGCATCCAAGGCTGCGATCCACCTGCGCCGAGGGCCTTCGCGAAGAAGTCGGCCTGGTCTTTCAGCGAACCGCGCAAAAGCGCTGCCTCATTGAATTTGGCTTCGTAGATCGCGGTCTCATCTTCCGTGAGCACCGAGCGGGACACCGCCTGTTCCCAATTCACAAACTGGGGCGCGAGACCGTAGGTAACGAAGAACTGCCCAAGCGCCTCAATACCCGAGCCCCAAGCCGTTTCGTCCATCATCAGCAGCGGGCGCGGCACACCGAAAATCCGGGCAATCTCTTCTGTTTGTGCAGTGAGGTTCTCCACCTGCAGACTGTCGCTAAGTGATTGAGCGAAGGTCTTAGCCTCCAACCCCTCCTCCAGAAGGAACCACTTTCCTGCGTTACCAGCGCCGGTCTTCTCGGCCATAGACGCCTTGAGGTTGGCCCTTGCTTCAGGGCTCAACTTATTGGGTGACGAAATCGAACCGCCAACGTGAAGCCCGTTATCGAAGAGCTTTTGCGCGGCCCTCCTAATCGACCTCGACAGGTCGATCGCATCCTTCGCTTGGCTGACGCGGGACGAACCGCAAACGCCATCCTCAATGTCCATATCCCGCAGCACGAAGACTTCGTCCTGCCGAAGCGTACTAGTGACACCAGTCGGCGAGGTCAGCTTGTAGCTGATCGACCAGTCGGCGTTCTGGAGCGGGTCCACTTTGAACTTTGCGAGCGGCTGCAACTGAAGAACCTGTCCGCGCGACTTCACAATCTGCGCGTAGGATACACCTTTCCGGAGCAACACCGCTTGCATGAGACGCTTGAACTCATATGGCGTCTGCCAATTGTTCGGCTTCTTATGCAGCACCCGATAGACGGGGTGATCGGTCGCCTTCCCCTTTTGCTCATCCTGCCAATGCAGGTGTATTGGCAGCATCCCTATGCTCTCCGACAGCAGTCGAACGGAACGATTTATCGCCCCATTCAACAACACGTCGCGGCCGCTCGACGAGAGACCACTGCGGATTGCCTCAAGAAATGCGGGATCGGTGACGCTGTATGACTCACCGCCCCCGATGCTCTGAATAGAAGCGCTTGCCGCCACCGGCTCGCGTCGCAGGAAACGAAACAGGTCCACGGTCAAAGCACCTCAAAGCCGTGCTCGTCGTAGACCGAGCTTGTGTCTTCAACACTCATCGCAAGACCGATACCCATCACCGTCGCCACCATCCCGTCGATCTTGTCCAAAGACTTCTTCTTGCTCGGCACGTAGTTGAGGTTTTCGTCGAACCGCACTGTGCAGTGCCCGGCCATCCAGGCGAGAACAGGATGGCCGCCATGTTCAACCTTGCCAGCGAACACGAGCCGCTCGAGCTCCTTCGTGGGGCCACCCAAGGTCTGGTGACCCTGGCGCATGTCGACCTGCAACTCGGCATCCAGGCCGTCGAGCTGCAAGTCGCCTTTCAGCTTCTGCGCATTCCAAGGGTCAAGGCCGAGCGCCTGGACATCGAAATGCTGGAAAGCCTCGTGGATCGCCCGTTTCACAAAGTTCTGATCAACGGAATCACCGGGGGTGGTCCGAAGCGCCGCGTCGGCAACCCATTGCTTCCAGTTCACCCGCTTGTCCTGCTGCGCACGTTCGTCGAGCGTGGCCTCAGGCACCCAAAAGAGCGGGATGATCACCCACTTTTCGTGCTCGTCATCGGGCGGAATGACAACAACAAGCGCAGTCAAGTCCTGTGTCGACGAGACGTCACAGGCAACGTAGGCCTTGCGTCCCTTGTGTTGCTCCCAAAGATCGCGCCACAAACGCTTAGCCGGATCGCCGCAGCACGCCGCCCATTTGGGGCGCGGAATCCAACCGGAAAGCTGATCGACCCACCGATTGAGGTGGTAGCACTGAAAAATTGCTTCCTGCGCTGGCCGGCCCTTGGCCTTCTTGAATTCGGTTCGAAGGTAATCCAGCGTCGGCGTGAGGCCGAGGCTCGGGTTTGCCTTCCGCCAGATCGCCTCATCGGTCCAATCGTCGTCCTCGTCGATACCGAAGAACACGACCAGCGTTGACGGATCGTCGAGGTCGCCACGCATGATGGCCATCGACTCTTCGAACCACTCGAAGCCCGTCAAGTTTTGCTTGCGGCCTGCAGTCGATGCGTAAAGCTCGATCGGCTGCAGTCTGGCGCCGGTGCCTTGCCGCAGGTTGTCGGCGAGGTCGCGCGACTTCCATTCGTGGATCTCATCGCCGACGATGACAGTCGGCGATCGACCATGCTTCCCGTCGGGAGTGCCCGTGAGCAGCTGGCAAAGCGACGTCGTCTCGCGCAGGAAGATGCTTTTGTCGTGCAACGAAATCCGTTCGTTGCCCTGCACATCCTCCATCAGCCCTTCGGCTTCACGGATGATGTCTTGCATCTTGCCGAAAGGGACGCGACCCTGATCTTCGTTGCGACCGAAGACGTAGGCTTCCGCCCCGTTCACCTTCTCCAGGACGAAGAAGAGCACGGCGAGCGCCGCTAGGAATTCCGACTTGCCGTTTTTGCGCGGGATCCAGAGATCCAGCCGCTTGAACACCCTGACGTGCTCGACTGCCGGCAGGTGCGTCGCCGGGTCGATCACCTCGATCGGCTTTTTCCAGCCAACCAACAGGCGAACCGTGATTTCCTGCCACTTCACCAGGCGGAACGGAACGCCCTTGAAGCGGTCGTTCGTGAGCCGAAAGATTTCCGGCCAGCGCTGCACGATCCTATCGGCCTTGGCATGGTCGAACCATGCACCCGGAACAGAAGCGGCCCGATCCCAACCTGAGATTGCCCAGCGATAGGCCGGGTCATTGGCGACGTCGGCCAGCCACTCAGGATAGGGCGCGGCCAGCGGGTAAGGCGCGGCCATGTCGCCTCCTCAGTTCGGCAGTGCGCCGGGCGGCTGGCTGTCGCTGCCGTTCATGAGATCCATCGGATCGGATGCCGGCGGCCTGTCGGCGCGTGCGGCTGGCGATGCCGGGTGCGCGCCGCCGAGCGGCAGCTTGCCTTGGCTGGCGTTGAACGACTCGACACGCACCAGGTCCTGGTCGCGAACCGGCGTGAAGCCGAATTCAGCATCCAGCAGCCGCAACGCCGTCTCGGCCTTCGCCATGAAGTCGATCGACGGGTGCGTGCGGTACACGAATTCACCGTGACCGAGCTTGACCTTTACGGTGGTCCCCCCGTTCGGCACCTGCTTTCGCACTTGCTCAGAGCTGGCGATAAAGAGTTGCGACCAAATGCAGTAGCGCGCCAGCGCTCGGCGGTAGCCTGGTCGACGTCGACCTGCCGTCCGTAAAACTTCCGATTGCTCCTTCCAGATCTTGATCGCCATGGCCCAATAGGCCGGCGCCTTCAGAAACTCGTCAGGTATCGGAAACGGGTCAGCAGCCGTTGCCGGCTGCGCGGCAGCCGCCTCGGCCGCAGCCTCGATTTCCTTTTCGACCTTGCCACGACGGCGACCGGGAAACCCCTTCGCAGCCTGCAACAGCGGGTCATCTTTGCGCCGTCCCATGGTCGATCAGTCATCCGCTCGTCGGCCAACCGCCCCACCCGGTCCCGAAAAAAAAGTTATCGCCTAAAAATATCGCGCCGATTTTTTTGTTGTGAGGCCGCCGGTCAGGATGTGGAGGGGGCCAGACTTTCACCCTCCCCCCCACCCCTGCGGTGTCAGCCCTCGACCTCGTCGCACCGCATTCCCCTCGCGACCCGGATCGCGGTCTCGCTGTTCAACCACAGCTCAGACAGAGGGATACGACCATGCGCATAAAGGATCTCAAGGTGCTGCTTGACGCTGTCGTGATGCCACTTGCATGACGCCTGCCACATGCTGGTGTCCCAGAACTTGTCGGGATCGCCGTGGTGAGGATCGACGTGGTCGACGAGTGTTGCCGGCTCGACCCTACCGAGGGCCTCACAGCCAACGCACAGCGGACTGCGAGCAAGGTGCGTCTTGCTGGCCTTCGACCAACGATGATTGTAACCGCGCTCGCTGGCGCTTCCGCGCCACCGATCTGCCTGCCGCTTCTGCTCTTGCCTGGTCGGCGCACCGGTAGGTCGAAACTGCTTAGCGCGCTTCATACCCTAGATACGACAAAGGCGACCTCTCGGCCGCCTGTCGTCTGGTCATAGCTAGCGCATTGGCCCTGAATCGGTGCCTCTCGTCGAGGCTGTCAGGGTTGGGTCTGCCCGGCGTACCCACGTGGGAGGTATCTCCCTTGCGGCCCATCTAGTGGACGGCTCCGAGACGCTACCAGCGCCTCACGTTTGCTCAGGATCAGCAGATCATCCGAGGGCATGAAAGTCACAACTTCCCGAGGAAGGCAAGAGGTGTCGTGATCGATGTCACCTTGCCGCCGATCTCCACATCGACGCGTCCTTCGACGGCAATGGGCTTCATTCCGCGTACCGGGACCATCTTCCGGATCTTCGTGATGCGGCCACTGAAGCCCGTGAATGGCCCTTCCTCGAACCTCACCCAATCCTTGACGGCAAACTCTTGTGCATGGGCTTCGGCTTCACTGAATTCCCCAAGCATGATCTTGAATCGCCGCATGGTTTCGTCGCTAACGCGATGAGGCGCTTCCGCCCCGCCAACGATGCATTCGACGTTGCGCACCCTCACCAGCCCGGCAAAAGCTGCAGCCGAAGGCACCACGCAGACCATGACATATCCCGCCATCGCCGGCTTATCGGCGCACTGAATCGCCCTCCCACGAACCACCCTTTTGCCGCCGGGAACGAGGGGCAGATAGGCCATGACGCCTTTTTCAGCCAACGCCCTTTCCACACCCTTTTCGCATCCAGCGAACGTCTGGAGCACATACCAGCCCTTTTCGCCCAGCTGATTCGCGGATGCCATCGACAGCATGCTGGCGCGAATCGTGCGCCATTCATCCTTTGCCCAGGCCTTCGCCATTCTGGCCGGATCTACCCGAGCATCGTCAATGATGACCGGGACGCCCTCGTAAACCCTACGCTGCATGATCATCGCCCTTGCTCCTTGATGCGAGATAATCGGAAATCTGGTCGCGGAATCGGTCGGCCGCTTCGGCAACGGCGCGGTCGAGCTCCTCATCGGCGTTAGTCGCCGGGAAGTAGATCCACTCAGGCAGTCGCCCGGCGAAGAAGGGCCAGCCACGGCGCTTATGCTCGCGCTGCCACGCTTCCATCAGGTCAGAACCACTGTGAACTTGCTCAAAGTCGGCGGCCGCCCCTTTGAGCGCCAAGGGGCAAACCCAGCCTCGTCGACTTTCGTCCCGATCCCTGGTGCGCTCGTGCATGGTGTTCACGATCGGCCAGCCGCTGCGCATGCGTTTTTCAGCCATCACATCGGCGAACGTCGTCTTACCGCTGTCGATCTGGAGCTTCTCGAACGCTGTCGGCGGGGCGATAACGCCGGTGGGAGGGCACAGGAGGTCGGCAATACGGGTTGCGTTCCAGAGCTTGCCATAGGGCGCAGCCATAGCGCTGGTAGACTTCGCTACCTCGTCGGACGACGGCACGTCGCGCCAAAGCTTTTCCCGGAAATAGGTTCCGGGAACCGGTATGTGGTCGCGTTTCTTACCGACCAGCGCCAGCCACGCATCACGAAAACGAGCAGCCTCGATCCGCTCCTCTGGCGTCAGAGCGAACCATTCACGCCTCCAGTTCTCTTTCGGCATGCCGCGACCGTCAGGCCATCCCTTCACGACATCCCAGAACGCACCCTCGACTTTGCGGGCATCTTCCTGCCCTTCCGCCTCGCGCACGCCCTCTCTCAGATTCTTACAATCAGTATTTTCTGAATCTAAGTTATTACTATGTGCCGATTTTACCGGCGCCGGCAAAACCGGCGACGGCAATGCCGGCGCCGGCATTTCAGTCTGCGGTAGAAATGCAACACTTCCGCCGGATGCCATGTTTTCCGGCATGTCGCGCGGCTCATCGAAGATGACCAGCATCGACGATCCGAACTTGCCGTCGTCCCGCTGCTGCTCGCGCTCGGCGTAGCCAAACTCGACCAGTTCGGCGATCATCTTGCGCGCCTTGTCACGCCCGCAGCTCCCCTTTTTGATGATGTCGCCAATGACGACAGTCCAGTTGTCCGGCTTGGAAAGCAGGTAGCCGAGCAGCCACCGCGCCTCCATCGAAAGCCTCGCGTCTTCAAACACATGGTTCGGGATTGCCGCGTATCGCGCATTGCGCACGCCACGGCGAATGGTCGCCTCCTGGCTCATTCCGCCGCCTCCTGCATAACGTTGCCGCCCCATTGCGTCGCCATCGCTTGCGCGAGGCCCGGATAGGTGGCTGATCTGAATTTCCAACGGTCGGGACCGGGTGGCGCCCGATGAACCTGCGACCATCGCTTATGCTTATCTGAGCCCGTGGCCGGCGGCGTCAGGCGATCTGTCGCGTCGAGCTTCGGAAGCCCGCGAAGATAGAGCGACGTCGCCTTAAAGGCAGGATCGCCGAACCACCACGGCTGCACGGTCTGTGCCGGCGCCTGATAGTTGCGGATCCGTTCCTTCGCATGCTTGTGCATCACAGGGTTTTCGACCGCTACACGCTCAATGGGCGCATTCCAGCAATCGGAGAACAGGGCGGCGCCGGCGTCGAGGTCTGCCCACATTTCCGCAAGCGTGCGCCCCTTCGGCGGCGCCGTGAGCCACCGAACGCCCGAATTGCAGAGACGCGTGCACGGCGGGTGCATCACGGCGAGCAAATCCCAGCCATCGCCCAACAGGTCGCGAATGTCGCAGATGATATGGCGGTTGCTGCCGTCGTCTGCCGGCAAGATGTCGCAAGACCACACATCATGGCCCATGGCGGCAAAGGCGCGACGGACAACGCCGGAAGTTTCACAACCGACGAGAACCTTCATGCCCGCCTCCCAACGCCGCCGAAATCGACGACCACAGAGCGGACGGCGGCCTCATCCCCCACGAAGACCGGCGGTTGCGTACGACCGGAAAAGACCGATAGGTAGACACGGCCGGTGCGGTTGATCTCGGCCAGTTCTTCCGACGAAAGCTCCCAGCACGAGACCGAGCACAAACCGTTGGTGAAGGTATGCAAGTCGGAGACATTCTCGGCGCCCTCTGGCGCCCTCAGCAGCACGTTGGCGCCGTCGAATTGGACAGGGAACCCCATCAGTTCCCTCCTTCCATTGCGCTCCCGCGCGCCATAACCTGCACACCGATGCGAGCATATTCCCGCGTCGTGCGAATCGTGATCGGCGCGAGGCCGTCACGACCGCGAACAGCAGAAAGCGCCGCAATCTCGGCTTCGAGATAAGCCAGCCCTTCCGGAAAATTGGCCTTCACGAGCGCCTGGCGGATGCACACCCGCTCCCGCACGAGCACGTCGAGCGGCACGGCCAGCAACCAATGAGCGCGCTCCGAATGATCAGCTGCGTCGAACAGTTCCTCGACGATAGGGAGAAGAGCAGCAGTCATCGGCCGATCTCCTTTTCCACCCGCTTGGCGAGCCCGGCCAGATCACGCGCCTTGCCGTCGAGATCATCGAGGCGATTGCGCAGCGACTTGCCGTCGTCGAGGTGCTTTTTACGAACCTCCATCACGGCCTGGTACTCGCGATTGAACTCCGCCCGAGCCTTCAGGAACTGATCGAGGAGCGGATTGGAGCCTTCCGGGCCGAAGAACTGGTCGCGCACCTCGCGCACCCACGCCGACGGAACGTTGAGATCTTCCGCCAGCCGCTTGTCGGTCCATCCGACGCAATAGCCCTCGCCGCTGTAGTGATCCGAGATCTTGGCAAACACGATCTGTCGGTCGGCACGGCTCATCTCCGGCGGCGGTTCTGCCTTGAGCGGCGGCACGTTCACTGCCGGCCCTTTCTGGGGCGTCGTCATCGTCTCGGTCTCCTCTGGGGTTGGCGCCGCACGCTTCAGGCATTCCGGGCAACGGTCCTTCCGATCCGTCGTGCCGACCTGCCAGCCGAAGCTGCGGAAATGTTGCGGAATGGATTCGGGCGTCCGGCGCTTCACGCCGCGCTTGAGCGGATAGAAGCAGACGGCGCCGCAGGTGCAGCGGATGCGATACCCGTGCGCGGCATTGCCGGTGTCGGTCGTGCCAATGCGGTCGACGGGAAAGGCGCGCGCGCTCATGCCGGCCTCGCACGCATGTAAAGGTCATAGTCCCGACGCAGCTTGCGAAACCGCGCGGCGCACGACGCGTCATCGTCGAGCTGCTTTTTTGACTGGATTGCGAGCAGGAACTTGAGGCGGGTGTCCGCTTCCGCCTGCGTACGCACCTGCCCGCCTGCGCCACGCCCTTCGAGGAACCGCTGAAACGTGGGCTTGCCGCAGAGGGTCGCGGCAACTTGACTCAGCGGCCGGTTTGCGCGCGCTTGACCCTCCAGCCGCCCACGAAGATCGAGCACGGCCTGCGCCGCGCGATCCTGAAGGGACAGGAAAAGTCGCAGCAGATCGAGGGAACTCGACAGCAGCTCAAGTTCCGGCGCAATAGCGTCCTGATGAATGGCGCAGAGAGCGACCGACTCGCCGGTCGAGCGCTTCGAGATGACGCGCATCACCGAGCCGGCAACGTCCAGCTCCCAATCGTCGCCCGTCAGCCGGTCGGCGATGTCGCGGAATCGTGCCAGTTGCGCCCTCTCGCGCGTACGATCGGGAGAGTCGGCCATCACTCCCCGCCTTCCACGTCGCTTTCCGGGCCTGTGGCCGGGTTCCACGTGTAGGCCCAATCGACCCGCTTTATGGTGGTCGTGTCGCCATAGGTGCCGTCTTCCTGCAGCTCCCAGACGCACCACATCGTGTTCATCTGGCTGGACGCCTTGTTTCCGTCCCAACCGTCGCGATGCATCATCGGAACCCGCCGCTTCATCACGTAGATCCGCGCCGGCGGGCACGTCTCCATGATGTAGTTGCGATCAGGATCTTCGAAGCCGGCGAGCACATTGAGATTGAGCAACAGCGCCATTTTGCGCGGCTTGCGCACCCGCAGCGCATGCGCGATGCAGGAGTTCATGTCGTCACCGTAGGGCGGGTTCGAAACGATATCGTGCGACGGACCTTCCGTTTCGCGATAGTCGACGACGTCTTGCACCACGCCATCTTTTGTCGTGGTGCCGTAGTCGACAAGGTCGCCGAGGACGACGTCATAGCCGGCGTCCTCAAGCGCCCGGACGATTGCGCCGCGACCGCAGAACGGCTCATCCACGGTTGCGGAAAACTGCTCAAGCGCAAGTATTGCGCTAGTCGCCTCCTCCCCCGTCTCGTAAAGATTGTTTCCGCGCTCTTCCTTCGTCGCCGTCTTCGTGCCGATCGCGGCCTTCAGGTTTGCCCGCGTCGGCGCGAGGCCAGCCGCGACACGAGCGGCAATGGCCCGCTCGGCGATGCCAGGCATCTTTTCTTCCGCCGCCGCCAGCTTGCGCGCGTCGTGAATCTCCTGCCGGGTTAGGCCCGCTTCCGCCTGTTTGAAAATGTCGTCAGCCGCGACATTTTTCGGCCGACCCTTTTTCGCAGCCTGGCCGGCCTCTTGCGCGGCGTCGTAAGCCTTGGCGAGCTGGATTTTGCATCGCGTCTCCATCAGCAACGCGTCACCCTGCAGCTGCCGGAACTTCGGCACCAGTTCCCGCGTCGCGGCATACTTCGCGGCGAACCGCGCTTCGGCCTGCGAGAGATCATATGCGCCGTCGGCAATCACCCGTGCGCGCTGGATGTCGCCTTCGTCGAAGAGCCGCGCCGCCGTCTCCAGCATCGTGACAATCTCCGGCACCTTCGCCGGCTTCGGCGCCTCGACCAGGCCGAACTCGACCGCAAGCGTGGCCGCCGGCAAGGCAGGCTCCGGCGACGCCGCGTCGAGCAGCCCGAGATCGCGCGCCAGCGTCATGCCGGCATCAGTCGGAAAGCACAGCATCATATCGGTGTCATGCCGCCGCACGAGGCCGTGCTGATGCAGCCGCTGGATACGGCGTTTGCCGCCGCCATCGGGCGCGCGGTACTCACCTGCGGCAACCGCGCGAAGGATGTCTTTCTGTTCGGGTGAGAGCATCGCGGTCATATCCATCAGTCTGCCCTCATCAACCGGTCGAAGTAGTATTCGCCCGCCGCCGCAATGGCGAAGCGATGCGGGTAGATGGAATGCCGGCGCGCATAGCCGATCTGCGCTAGGGCGCAGCCGGCCAGCTTTTCGCGCAGACCGGACGCCAGCAAATACTGGCCGTCCACTTCGGAAAGCCGACGCAGAAAAGCCCGCTCAGCGGGCTTGAGAGGGGTAATGGTGAAGGACACGCCCATGGTCAGCCCTCCGCCGTCGCGGCGGCGACTAGTTCGAGAGCCCGGATCGCTTCGAGCGCCTCACGATGGATCGTCCGCTTTTCGAGCGCGTCGTACTTGCCATCCGCGCCGGCATCGATGATCGCCTTGGAGACATCCATTGTCTGCGAAAGGACGCGGTGCGCATCGAGTTCGGTAAGAGGTTTGACCCCTTCCCGCCCTGCCGAGGGCACGAGATCGAAGCCCAGCATGTGCGCCGCTTCCGAAAGGATGATCGGCGAGCCGGCGCGCATGTCCGCCTCGACGGCGATGTCGATCGGGATCATCGACTGGCCATGCTCATAGGAACCATCGGGCCGACGCTCGCCGAGCGTGGCATACTTGACGAGACTGGAGACCGCGACGCGCGTCAGCATCGCAAACGAAGTGACACCACCACCCAGGCGGTAGCAGGCATCCGTAACGCCCTTCAGGGCAAGGATCTGTTGTTCGGAAATCAGGCGCACGAAATCACCCCACTGAAAGCAAGGAAATAAAAACGGGAAAGGATTCACTGAAGTCGCGCGGGCGAACCGCTACGAATGGGACATCAGATCACGGAGGCCCACATGGATAGGCGGACGCAAAAACAGAGGCAGGGACGCGCAGGCCAGTGGCGCGCCCCTGCCAGGTGGCAAGGCCCATGGAGAGGAGGGAGGGCACTTGCGGGGAAACCTTCATTCCGCCGCCTCCATCGGGCAGGCAGCGGCTACGGACACGCCCCTCGCCGCGCAATTTGCGGCATAAAGAGCAACCGGCCCATGGTCCGTGAGAGCAATAATGATCGGCCAGTGACGGTCCGGGATTCCGGTTTTCGCCCACTTGTAAACGGCATCCTTCGACAGGTCGCCGCCCGCTTCGGTAGCGGCCTTCGAGATTGCCTCGGCGCCACCCGCGTCCTTGATGATTTGCCTAATGCTGATCGTGCTCATGCACGCATCAATAATGGATTTTAAATCCACTTACAAGGCAAGTGAAATCCAACCCGGAAAATAATTCCGAAACTATGATGGCGACCATGGCTTGGTGGAAAAGATTGGACGAGAGACGTAAGGAACTTGGCTGGAACAAGGCCGAGCTTGCCCGTCGATCAGGCATTCCCTACGACAACATCAACAAGTACCTGCGAGGCGACATTGAGCAGCCGCGAGGAGATGTGCTGGACACGCTCGCACGTACGATCAAGCGCCCCCTCCTTTGGCTTCGAGATGGCATCGAGGTGGCCCAGAGCGAACTGACATTGATGCCCGGCAGGATGGTCGCCGCCCAGGTGGTGGGCCGGGTGGAGGCTGGAGCATTTCGTGAAGTTGATGAGTTCGATCAGTCGGAGCCGGTTTTGATCTCAGTGCCACCGGATGAGCGCTTTCCTCAAGCTCGCCAAATCGTCTTCGATGTCTCCGGGGACTCAATGAACAACCTTCGGCCAAGACCCATCATGGATGGCGACCGGGTTATCGCCGTTGCATATGAAGACGTGGCAAACGAAGCAGTTCTTCGTGATGCAATGGTCGTCATAGTCGAGCGCACGCGTGACGGCGGACATACTCGCGAATGGTCAGTGAAGCAGGTTGAGATTTACGAAGGTCGCACCGAGTTTCACCCCCGTTCTACGAATCCGAAGCACAAGCCGATCGTAGTCGAACGAGACGCGGACGCCGATGACGGCACGCGGGTCGAGGTCATCGGCCTTGTTCGACGCGTCCAGAACGAATTCACCTACTAAGCGGCGAAGCTTCGCTCGACATCAAAGTCATCGCATGCGCGGCTGATTTCGCCGAGCAACCATGCCGGCGGCTTGGTGCACATGTAGGAGTTTCCGTCCGGACCGAGAAAGTTCATGATCGGATAGATCATGTAGCAATCCATCTCTCCTACAGGGGCGACCGCCGACACTTTGAACGCATAGCCAGGGAAGCGACGGACGAGGTAATCAACAAACCGCTCCTTCGCACCATGGATCTGCGCACGCTGCTCAACGGGCGGCACAATCACAAACTCCGTTACCTCATGTGGCATAGCTTCGCTCCTGACTAACTCCAATGATCTGCCCAATTCTGCAGTCGCACTGAGTGCAGCAATACGTCAGCGAGGAGAGCACCCCGCTCTCGACCAACTCGTCGACGTCGCAAGGCGCATCGTCGACTGGCGGCACCTCAACCACCCTCGAAGTCTCCCTTACGCAGTTCTCGCACCGGACATGCAGAACGAAAATTCGAGGCTGATAGCGTAGCGCGACAGACATGTTTGTTCTCCTTTGGTTCTCATAAATCCAGAGAACTCCGAGAGAGTCGAGTCGAATCAGATGACTGGAAAATAAATCCATAACTAGATTGACGTTTTCGTTAGTTGGATTTATTTTCACCTGCATCGACCCGAAATCCACAGGAGACGACCCATGCAGAACCCGCTCGGCAACACCCCGCAACAGGTAATCCACTCCATGGCCGACGCCATGCGCCTGCTCGGTGAGGGCTGCACCGAAACTGCCATGAAATTGAAAGGCTTCACGCAGCAGCAGCTCGTCAAATACGGTGACGCCGCCCGCGAACTCGCCTTTGAGCAATCCGCCCGCCACGTTCGCGTGCGCATTTCCGCCTGTCACGCGGCTTAACGCCATGAAGCCGCAATCACGCCTCGCGGGAACGCGCCCACACATGGTCCTTCCCGACGAATACCTCGATCAGCGTCGCCGCGAGATCGAGCATGCCGACCAGGCGAGCGACTTCCTTCGCGGCGTGGCCTGCGGCATCGCCTGCAGCCTCCTCACCATCGCCCTCTTCGCCCTCTGGCGCATCGTGGCCTGACCCCGAAAGGAACCCTCATGAAGAAGATCCGCGATTTCAGCCAGATCATCGGTCTGCTGGAAAACGGCCAGCTCAACCCTGCCCTGTCGGGCGAGGTCAGCGAAACCCTGAACAAGCTCTATGACATGTCGGAAGGCAGCCAGGGCGCGACGTTCAAGGGCTCCACCACCCTGAAACTCAGCTTCACCGTGAAGGACGGCATGGCGACGATCGCTGCCGACTTCTCCTCCGTCACGCCGAAGCGCCCGCGCAAGAACTCCGTTTTCTGGGTCGTCGAGGATGGCGCCCTTTCGACCGAGCACCCGCGCCAGCACGACATGTTCACGCCGCGCGCGGTCTCCTCCGAAGAGCCGACGCGCCAGAGCCAGTAAGCCTCCCCAACCTCGAACGCCACGAAAGGAAACACCGTGGAACAACTGGATAAAGGCGCGGTCGAAGCCGTCGCCAAACTTGCCAAACAGTCGGAGATGAAGGTGATCTCGATCACCCTCCCCGAGAAGATCAACGGCCTGCCGTCCGAGATCCCGGCGCTCGCCCACCCCGAAAGCGGCCGGGTGATCAGCCTTTATGATCAGCTGGCGCCGTGGCGCACCCGTCCGGAGCGCAAGGTTGGCACCGCTCGCGCCGAGACGCTGGAATCCTTCATCGATCTGATCCTGCGCCACAAGCAGGACAACAGCGTCATCTTCGCGCAGACCGATTGGCAGAAGCCGGCCCTGACGGCTGTGATCGACTACCACGACGCCAACGGCCCCGATAACGGCAAGCACCGCATTCACTATCAGTTCCCGCTGTCCGAGGAATGGAAGGCATGGCTTGCCATCAACGGCAAGAATATGGACCAGACGGCGTTCGCGGAGTTCATCGAAAATCACATTGCCGATCTGTCATCGCCTCATCACGACGAAAGCACCGACTTCGAGCGCATGTTCGGGGCCAAGGTCGGCTTTCCCAACGACATCGTCATGTTGTCGCGTGGCCTGCAGATCAACGCCGAGACCCGCGTAAAGCAGGCGGTGAGGCTTCAGACCGGCGAAACTCAAATCCTGTTCGAGGAAGACCACAAGAACGCCAGCGGCGAACCGTTGATGGTTCCGGGCGTGTTCGTCCTGCAAATCTCGCCGTTCTTCATGGGCGAGCCTACCCGCATTCCCGTCCGCCTGCGCTACCGCCTGATCAGCGGGTCGCTGACGTGGATCTGCGAGCTTTACCGGCCGGATCGCTACATCACCGACCAGGTGCGCTCTGACTTGAACCGCGCCGCTGACGAAACCAGCCTGCCGAAGTTCGAAGGCGCACCCGAGATGTCTGCCGGCTGATAGGCCGACAACAATAGGGCGGCTTCGGCCGCCCTCACCCCTTTCTCACAATTGAACCTGACCGATTGAGGATAGAGCCATGTCCGCAAGCAGCAAAGCCGTGCCCGAACGCACGAGCACATTCCCCGCAAACCTGACGCCGTCAGACGTTGACCGCATCCGCCGCATGGTGCTGGCCGGCAACTCGACCGCCGAGATCGCTGCAGCCTTCGACACGACTGAGCGACGCGCCACCGTGTTCCTGGAAGTCCGCCGTCCGCGCTGGCTGCGCAACCGCAACGAGGGCCGCATCGAGTTTCTTGCCGCCAAGACGGTCATTTATCGCTGGCGCTCGCGCAAGGACGGTGGCGCCGACGTTCGTCCCTTTTCCGTCGCGGCCATCTCCATGCACCGGGCGGCGCTGGAGAAGCGGACATGACCACCAAACTCCAAATCGTGCAGGAGACGGTCTCCGACCACATGGATCAGATGCTGGCAAACTTCAAAGCCGGCGCGAAGATCACGGTTCTCATCCGGACGCCCGGCAAAGACGAAGCCGACTTCCTGATGACGAGCGACGACCTCGACGACGTCATTGATGCCGTCCAGCGCCGAAAGGCAGCCTCCGCAGCTACACCGGCAGACGCCCCCAGCGCTCCCCAAGAAGTCCCCGGCAAACTCGAGTTTTTCGACGGCAAATTGATGCCGGTCATCGACGCCAGCCGCTACGGATGGCGGCGCTTCCGCGAGCACTACGACCGTGACGGCTACTGCGACAATCCAGGCAGGGGCTACTGAAATGGGCTGGAAAAACGTCAAAGAGCGCTACCGGATCAACCACATTGTGCAAGTTACCGAAGAAGGCATCTGCATCGGCTCACCCTACATCCACGCAATCATCGTCATCAGCATGACGGGCGAAATCGTCAAGCATGCCGACCGGACCTTGAACGCCGATCTCCAACGCTACCAGATGGAGATGCAGGCCGACCCAGGACAGCTGCGCCGAGCGGTGCAATCGGAAGATACCTTCGCAGCCTCCATCCCAGTCTTCACCTACCAGGGCGCGGAGATCATCGAAAAGCTCTGCGAAGAGCCGGGCTGGCCCAACGTCACCCACGACGGCGCTATGATGTACGAGAACACGTTCTTCGCCGAACGGGAAAAAGCACTGGAGGCCGCCAGGCACAATTGCGAGGCTGCTATCATGCTACGCAATCTTGAGGTCTCGGACAGGCAGAAGCTGATCGACAAGTCACTTGCCCGCCTCAAAGAACTTCACGCCAACGCACTGAAGCTCGGCGTTGCCATTCAGAGCACCCCAGCGACGCGCACCGTGCTGCCTTACCAGAAGCGTGTCCGCCAATGGACGGACGCCTGCTTTGGCAATGGTATCGGAGATCCTGCCGAGCGCAATTTCCGCTTTCTCGAAGAAGCTCTGGAACTCGCACAGTCCTGCGGCGCTACAGCCGACGAAGCGAGAAAGCTGATCGACTATGTGTTCAGTCGCCCGGTCGGAGATGCGCGTCAGGAAGTGGGCGGCGTCGAGTTAACCTTGGCCGCGCTCTGCAATGCGCGCGGCATCGACCTCGACGAAGCCAGAGAGGCGGAACTCATCCGCGTCTGGTCGAAGGTCGAGCAGATCCGCGCCAAGCACGAATCGAAGCCGAAAGGCGTCCGCTCGCCGCTTCCTGGAGGCGCACATGGCTGATTTGACCGCCAGCCTCCCCCTTTTCCGCGTCTTCTTTCATGGCGGAAAAACCATCGTGCTCACGGCCGGAAACTCGATGCTTGCCGAACAGAAAGCCCGCGTCGCCAACCCCGGCGGCTTCGTCAAAAAGATCAACCTCGTGAAGGATGCCAGGAAATGAGCGCAGCAATGCTTGAAGCCACCGCCATCCAGCACGCCTGGCAGGCTCTTGTGACCGACCAGGGCGAGCCCTTTGCCGCATTCGTGCGTGGCCACGTGAACCCTTTCACACTCGCCGACGACGCCGAGGAGGCCATCGTCAAAGCCTTCAACGACCTGTCGCCGGCATTCGCCGCCGATGCCCGCGAGATCATCGACGAAGCCGGCGGCGCGGTCCTCACTCAGTTCTGGCTTCGCCCGGTCGACGACGTTGAGCCCGGCGACCCGGAAGCCTTCTTTCTCGTCGCGACCGTTGACCAGCGCCGCGCCTTCCCTGTGACCGGCGTGAGGTTCCTTTGATGTCTTCTCAGCTTTACCCCTTCCGCATCCACTTCCACGATCCGGATCTTCCGCCGCTGGACATTGAGGCGCCCTGCGTTGCCGATGCCCGCAAGGTCGCAATTGAGCGTCGCAACGTCACCGAAGGCGCCATCCGCAAAGTCAAGATCATTAGGGAGAAGGCCAATGGTTGATGCCGCTATCCCCCAGTTCGCACTCTCGATCCGTCAGCCGTGGGCATGGTGCATTCTGCACGCCGGCAAGGACATCGAGAATCGCTCTTGGCGCACCCGCTTCCGTGGCTCCATCGCGCTTCATGCAGCCAAAGGCCTCACCAAAGCCGAGTTCGAAGGCTGCCTCGCCACAGTGCACGAGATCAGCGAGACGCACCCCTTTCCGCCGGGCACGACCATGCCCGCACTCGCCGAACTGCCGCGTGGCGGCATCGTCGGCGCGGTCGATATCGTCGATTGCGTCAGCCAGTCCGAAAGCCCGTGGTTTTTCGGCAACGACACCGGCGCCTATGGCTTTCGGTTGGCAAACCCTCGCCCGGTAGAGTTCATCCCGGTCAACGGTGCGCTCAGCATGTTTGACTGGCGCAAGAACCTGAAAGGCGAGCGCCGATGATCGCCACAGCCATTGCCTACTTTTTCGCGCTCATGTTCTTCGCGGCCGGCATCCTCGCCATGTTCCAGATCGGCCGAGGCAAGATCGCCGCCAATGACAAGAACGCTCACATATGGGCAGCCGTAGCCTGCATCGTGATCTCATGGTGCGCCGCCTACGTAGGGGGCATCTGATGACCGATCAGAACCGCACCAACCGGCGCCGCCGAGAGAGATACCAGAAGGCTATCCACCGGGCCGGATTCTTTCAGGCCCGCGTCAGGGCACAACTGCTCGCGCAATCGTTCGGCGTCGATCAGGCCCTGATCGACGCCCTGAATGCAATGGAACCCGTCGATCGGGACGCAAAATTGACGGTTGCGGTTTCCGGCATTGCCGAGCCCGTCCGACTTCAGCTTTCCAGAGCCAAGGGTTTTAATCTCCAGCGCCACAGCCTTGAGACCAACGGCCTGCCGGCCGCGATCGTCGCGCGCCCGTCCAAATACGGCAATCCCGTCACCGAACTGGACTTCACAGATCTGCAGTCGATATGGAGAGAGATGGGCCGCAAACCTATCGAGGGCACATGGCGGCAGCATGCCGTCCGCTGCTTTGACGCGTGGATCGGCGGCGAGATTGCTGAGATGGGCAAACCGCCAACAGCGGCGGAGATCCGGCGCGATCTGAAGGGCCAAAACCTCGCATGCTGGTGCAAGCCGGGCGAGCCATGCCACGCCGACGTACTGCTCGAAATCGCAAACAGCCCTGCACGCCAGGAGGTACAGCGGTGACCAGCCGCATCTCCCCCAAAGTGACCGAGGATGACCTGCGCGAGGCGATGGCCAATTGCGCGCTCATCATGGAGGAGGAAAGCTGGGGCGATAAGCTCTGGCCCATTTTCGAGCGATTAGAGCGCGAGCTGGAGGCGATGCGCAGCAAGACTGACAGGCTAGCCGCTGCTCGCGCCTTCAGCCGAGGATCGAAGCATCAAACGGAAGCACGATCTTAAGCATCTGATCGCGGCGCCAAGACAGCTCGCCGCCATCGCCGTAGTCGGGCCGATCAGTATCGTGCCCCAGAATTCTCCGGCGGAATTCATCATCAAAGCCAGCCTCCAGCATCCGCTTCTCATAAGCATGACGAATCGAGTAAACACGGTGGTTTGCCGATGGCAAAAGCTCGTGATCTTTCAGATAGTTCATAAGCGTCGCTGAAAGATTGGTTTCTTTGTCGAAGTAGCGCGGGAAGCCAGCTGTTGCGCACTTCATGGCCTCCAGAGAGACGCCAACCAGCGGCACATCACGGACACTGTTTTCAGTCTTCACCTTCCGGTCTGCCCGGTAGATTATCTGCAGGTAGGGCACGGGCGCGTCGAGATGGATCTGAGCGGGTGTCAGATTGCAGATCTCCGAAGGCCGGCAACCGGTCTCGATCATCGTCAGTAAGATCAGCCTGGCTTCACGGTTCAAGCTCTTGAGGCTTCCAGCCGCGAGGAAGCTCTTCTCCATGAAAGTCTGTGAAAACGGCAGCACCTTCAGCTTCAGGCTCTTAGGGTCGCTGAATGAAAGGTCGTCAAAGGGGTTCTTGATGTCGAGCGCGAGATATCGAGTGTATTCGCGAAACAGCTTGCGGATATTGCCAAAGCTGCGATTGGCCGTGTTGCCCGAAAGCTTCTTTGGGGCCGCCGCAGCCTTGCCGCCCTTCTCTGCTTCCTGTTGGGGCTTCGCGCCTTTCTTTCCGGCCGCAATCTTCTCTCGCCACCAGCGGTGATATTCAATCGCGTCGACGCGGGTGAGATCCAGGAATGTCTTGTTGCCCATCGCTTCGATGAAGCGTTCGGCTGCGGCGAGTTTCACCTTCCGCCAGGACTTCAATTGCGCCGGGCTCATTCCAACGGTTTCTTCTAATCCGATCTCGTCGACATAGAGCTTCATGACCTTGCGGACGGTTAGCTTTGGCTGCCCCTCGACACCAAGCACGGCTTCACGGTCACGCGCTGGCGCCGCCGCCGCAACGGCGAGCCGCTGCACGACTTCAGCAATCGGTGCACTGTCGGCGATATCGACGACACCTTTGTATTCAAACCCCAGCGCGACCGCCCTCGCCTTGGCGGCCTGGTATCGAGTGAGCGCGTTATCTTCCGGGTGCTCGTGACTGAGGCCCTGCCAGAACAGATCGTCGGCCCGCTCAAGCGCGTCGCGACGGAGCTGAGCCACATCCAGCGAAGAAGTTTTCAAGGAGGTTTGGATCAATCCCCGGCCGTCGATATGGGCGAAGTTCGCGGGCACGCGGCGTATGTAATGCCACTTCGAGCCTCGCGGCTTCAGATAGCGCATTGGATCGCGTGCGATGACGACGGCTGACTTTTTACGATTGCCCAC